TTAATGGAAGTTGTGCCAGAACTATTAACTTGATCCGCGCCACTTTCGTGAGCGTAATAAGTAGAAGCTCCCGCTAAATTAGTTATTCCTTGTATCATAAAGTTAGGTGTAGCTGTTGTTGAATACTGTGTTGCATAAGGTAAATCAAACACACCTTGATCCGCATATGTAGTTCTTGCTAATGAAGAAGTATACCAAACGTTTTCTCCATAATTATAAGTTACACATCTATCAATTTGAGTTGAGTTTGCTTTTGGATAAAACCAATTAATCTCTGTATATAAAGAGTTGTGTTCTGCATAAGTTGTCTCAGCTGCATCATAATTAATACCTAAATTATCTCCATCTGATGTAAATACAAAATCTTCTACTAAACAAGGTATGGCTTTAACTGTACCATCATAAACAAAAAATCCTCCTTCACCTGACATCCAAAATACAGCACCATTAGAATAACTTAATGCGTGTTGAGATATCAATCCACAGTTTGTACCAACCTGTCTAACTGAAAATGTAAATGGTGGTCCTACGAATTGAATTACATAAGCTGCAGTATCCGTTAATACGAATACATAGTCTTTACCAGATATAGCTCCTACGATCTTGTTCCCCGCATCTAGCCTAAACGTACCAGCTGTATTTGTAGCTGTTGGAGTGTATGTATTATAATCTTCTTGATTCGAGAATCTAATGAACATTGGATCTTGACTTGATGTTGTTCCAATAGTTGTTTCAGTTCCAAAATGAAATAAATGTCTATCTCTATCTGATACTAAAGTTAATCTAGATGCTGTTGGCGCACCTGACATAACAGTAGCTCTTATACTTCTTGCTCCAGCTGCTCCTGCATCCCAAGTAAATGTTCTGCCATCTGCAATGGTTGCAATTAATATTTGTCCAAAGTTATCTAATGACCATTGTCCTGGAGATAAAATAACGTCTGATACTGTTCTTGCTGTTCCCCAAGTTGAATCACCCCATAAATAAGTACCCCAACCATAACCAGGAGTTTGAAACGCGGGACCAACTGTTACATAAGGATTAACAGAAGTTGATCCTTGTGCTGACATTCCTGAACCTGTTTCATTTGATGCCATTGTAACTGTAAATGAATTTGCATTTGGAACTGTAATAATTTCATAAGCAATGTCATTAAAATCTGTTGTTGTATATCCAGTTGCTCCACCACCAGGTAATGTAGTTGAACTAAATGTAAAATAGTCTCCCACTTCTAGTCCGTGTGATGTTTTGTTAACCGTTACTGTTGCTGAACCTGTTGTTGATGAAAATGTACAAGATGTAATGGCTGTATCTAATGGTGTAATGTCATAAAAAGCATCACCATAAAATAAAAATAATCCTTTGTGTGTTCCAATGGCTGCGTACTTCTCGCCACTAATTGCTGCCCACGTGTGCTGGGCTCGCGCGGCTCCAGGTAATGTTTTATTAGCAATGGTTAATTGTCTCCAACCACCTATTTTTTCAGGTAAGCCGTATCTGAAACGAACAAAATCACCATCGATCCATTCTCCTTCGGCTCCTGATGCTGTTGTTTGTTTATTAAATCCTGGTTTAAATCCTAGCTTCTTTAATGGCATAATTTACTATTATACTTATAATTTTATAAAAATATAGTAAAAATTACCACTTACCTATTGGGCATTTACTATCTTTTAGCTTAGTTTTAACCCACATAAAACATCCACACATTTTACAAGTCCTAGTTAAAGGTATGAGTTCTGGGCAACTTAAACAAATTGAAAATTTTTCTTTTGAAGTTTTTTCTTTTATTTCTTTAGTGTTATTGTCCATTCTAATTTATCCATTAATTTATCTAAATTAATATCTTTGATTTTGTTAGTTTTAACATATTTATTTATCTCCTCAATATCTAAAATAATCCATTCATCTTTAAATTCAATAACCATTTTGTCAGCTTTAGTATTAGTTTTACCATTTTGATAAAAATGATTATCTGACATTTTTTTAATATCCCTAACATCAAATTTATAGAAAGCATTTTTATCTTTTAAAATGCCAGCAATATTCCAAGATGATTTTTCCTCAGGGTACTCTATATTAGTTAAGTATTTTGAGAATCTTTCTGTAATCATAACATTGTAATTTACTGTATTAATAGATATAAATCAAATTAAGAAATTATGAAGATATATAAAAACTTCTTAGAAAAAGAACAATTTAATAATTTAAAAAATACTTTGGAATCTATGTCTTTTCCTTGGTACTATACCAATGGGGTAACTTACACTTCTAATATAGAAGTTCCATATGCATTTAAATTTTCACATTATTTTTATTCTCAAGATAGAATAACTTCTGAACATTATAATTGTTTGCAACCTATCTTAGCTAAATTAAATTATTTTTCAATTATTAGAATAAGAGCTAACTTAAGTACAAGGGTACCTAAGATAATGTTACACGAGTATCATACAGATGTTACAGACCAACCTAAAAGTTTAAAAATGAAAACAGGTATTTATTATTTAAATAATACAGACGGTTATACTAAATTTAAAAATGGTAAAATAGTAGAATGTGAAGAAAATACATTTGTTGAGTTTGATTCAGACTTACAACACGCTGGAACTTTTAGTTCTAATAGTAATCGAAGAATTGTAATAAATTTTAACTATATTAAATTAGATTAAACACCGTCTCTTCTAAAGAATGAAGGTAGACCTATGTGAGGTCTTGAATCATATATATTTTTTTGATTCTCTTCTGTATCTCTATTGTAATGTAAAAATACTTGAGCACAATCTTCTCCCTCAAATTTTTCTCTCCAATGTTCAAGTTCACATCCTTTATACACTAACATATCTCCAGGATTTAAATTTACCTTAGTTCCTTTTTTTCCTACTTCTCCAGATGGTTCTAAATAGATAGGCCATTTATCTCCACCTAAAAATAAAGTAGTTGAAATCTCACAACTAGGTCTATCTTTATGTCTCTTTAAGATATCTCCATTTTTATAAATCCTTGTATAAGTATAAGTTGGTAATAATTTAAGATTTGTATTCTTTTCCATAATATCTTGACACTTTAATAACAAAGTATCCATTACTATGTCAGAGTAATGAGCATAGGTATCTGGTACTTGTGAATCTCCAAACTGTCCATATTCATCTGAAAAAGGTGATATTGATTTTGTTTCAAATAAAGTTTTTGCTACCTGTCTTTTAATTAAAATATAATTAAATATAAATGTAGCTAATTCTTTTGAAATTGCTTTTCTTATTACAACGTATTTATTTTTTTTAAATTCCATAATCTATGTTTATATTTATTCTAACTCTCTCATCTGTTTGAGACACACTTCTATGTTTTATTTCTCCATTAAACAAAATAACTTGATTTTCTTTTGAACAAATTTCAGTACCATCTTCAAAAGATGTAAAACCATTATTTGTATTAAGGTTATATAACATTACCATATGAGGATACGGTAAATCAATATGATATTTTGTATAAATTCTTTCTTGTTTTTTTGTATATAAATTACATTTTGCTCTATATAATTTTTGTTGATTTAAAATAGGAACTATTTTTTCAAAAAAAGAACTTATAATAGTATTGTGATCATATAAATAATGAGAAAAATAAAAGTCAGAGTTATCTTTTTTATCAGCTATAAAATCATTAAAATACCAAGGAAAATTATTTTCTGAATCAAAAAATATATTTTTAATATATTCAAACTTATCTTTAGGTAGATAGTTATCTATTACTTGAATGGTTTTCCTAGATTCCATACAACTAAAGAATATCTTTTTCCTTTCTTAACAGGTCTAACTCTGTGCCAAACAGAACTTGGAAAAACTACTAAAGAACCTTTAGATAATATTTCTTTACATACATAAGTGTTTGCTTTTTCGTGTGGCGCATTGTCCCTAAAATCAAATTCTAGTTCTCCTCCTTCGTATTCTGATGGATCTGATAAAGATAAAGTAACAGATAGTTTTCTTAAATTTCCATCGGTATACAATTTTGGATGAGTATCACAATGCCAATCATAATATTGACCTTCTTCATAAATAGTAAATTGACAAGGTTCACTGGTCTCCCAATCAAAATTCCATTTAGCATTTTTATTAGCATCCTTAATAAAAGGATGAATTAAATTATAAATCCATTTATCATTTAACCAAGCTACATTTGAATTTCTTATTTTTTTTACTTCTTTTTCTTGTTCTCTAGTTAAAGTATCTAATTTTGCTCCTCCAGTTAAACCTATATGAACATTATTTTTATTGGTGAGTGCAAGTTTAATAATATCATTACAAAATCTTATTGGAATAACTGATTCGTATTTCCAAAAATAATTTTCTAAAATCATATTTTTTTAAATGTAATTATTAAAAATACATTAGGATTATGAGAAGTATTTCCAGTTATAAAAAATCTTTGAGATGTAGGAAACATTACATAGTGATCATTTTCAATAGGTGTAAACCAGGCATTATTTAAATATTTATTGTTATCATACTCAACAACTACCTGTGTTGATTCTGGATATACATCAACTCCATAAACTAAAACAAAATCAGCAAATTGTTGTTTTTCAGGACGATCTAAAACTAATCTAGAAAAAGATTGTTCTCTGTGTTCTAAAACATTTGCAAAAGTTAAAACAGGTTCTAAATTTAATTGAAAATTTAATCTTGCATATTCTACTGTATTTTCAATTACATAACCTAATTCTTTTGAATAACGTGCTTCGTAATCAAAAAATCTAAAATCAAAAGGATTGTCACTTATTGATTTGTTTTGTAATTTAGCTTCTAAAATATCTGCTTTTATTTTAGACCTATTAATTTCATAACCTTTTGGTCTTTTTATTTTTCCACTATATAAAGCTATTTCCGATAAAACTTTCTTTTCCATCTTTCTATTATATACTATTTAACGTCTTATTGAAAGTAATCCTTCTTCTCCATCTGCGTGATTATCTATATCTTCTTGAGTATATGGAACATCTAATGCTTTTTTTTCCCAAGTTAAATTTGATTCATTCCAAGCATAATAATGTGTAAATTTTTCTTCTTCTGAAGGAAGAGGTTGTAAACCAGCAGGTGATTCCCAATCTGCAGTTTCAAGATTTTTTACCCACGAAGCAGGAGCATTACCTTTAGGTGGCCAAAAAACATTATTAACTGGATCCCATTCATATCCAATCATAGCGTATTGACCTCTAAAAGGAGTTCCTCCTTTTAAATGTCTATTTCTTCTTGTGTTTGCATCTGTCATAATCCACTTTTCAGCAGGCCATCCAGAATGTTTTGCTAAATGTGCTTGACCAGCAGCTTCAGAAGTAGCTATTGAATCATCAACATTGTCTACTCTTAAAACCATATTATTATCGTCTATTTTAGCAAATGTAGCCATATTATTTAACCCTATATTTAATTACAACTAGTCCACCAGGTCCATTAGCACCACCATATGCTTCCGAAGTTCCACCTCCTGGTATATTTGGACTGTTTCCATCTCCAGATCCACCTTGTCCATTTCCACCAGAAAAATATTTTACTCCAGGTGTTGGTCCAGGCACTCCGAATACATCAGGTGCTGCCAAAGCAAAAGCTGTTCCAGCTCCAATTCCTGATCCCGCTGATCCTCCTGTAGCAGTAGCTCCACCTCCGCCGTCCCAGTAACCATTTTGTCCTTCAGGTGGTGAGTAACCTCCTGCATTTCCAGATCCACCTATAATTCCTGGATTTGGTGGATATCCTCCACCTGATCCTCCGCAACCGCCAGGTCCACCAACGAAAAAACATCCTCTTACGTTATGTCCTCCGCCTGATCCACCGCCGCCTGTTGACGAAATTGTAGAATAAGTTGATGGTCCACCAACTATTCCTACGGTACATTGTACTGGATTATATAAAGCATTTGCTCCAACAGAAATTGGATAAGATCCAACTGATACTGGTAAAGCTCCTCCTGAGTTAGCAAGAGGACTTGCTGTCCAAGCTGCTGGTGAAGGAACTGATTCTCTAAATCCTCCTCCAGATTCTCCTCTGCCATCGTGAGCAAAACCACCGTGTCCAGCTATAACCATATAATCTGTGTAAGCATTTAAAGGTTCTGGAGCTTTTTGAACTTCAAAAGTTCCTGGACTTGTAAAGATGTGAATTTTGTAGTCACCATCTTCAACAATAGTACCACCACTTGCTTTTATGAAAGGACTTGAAGCAGTATTTTGCCCAAAGCCTCTTCCCGAGCCTGATCCAAATGATCCTAAAATTGGCATCTTTCTATATCCTCCTATTATGCAAATTGCGTTTGCGCTGCTAGAACTGTGAAAGTTG